CTGAGCGTGTTGGGGAAAATCGATACATCAAAAAAATTTCATTTTTTTGATTATTGGTAAGTTTCAGAAATTCAATTGATTATGATTTTTTTATTTTTTAATTGCTTGATTTTTAAGGTTTTTGGAGTTCCTTTTTTACTATTTAGAACAATTCTTTATTTCGTTAGTTTGTTTATTTTTTATTAAAAATATTCGTTAGTTTGTTTAGTTTTTTGTATCTTAGAGTATTATTAATCAATACATTATATAAAAATGGTAGTAGAAAAAAACAAATCGAGTAAAGAGAACGTGCAAAAAATTAGCAATGTTCAAAATGGTAAAGTTGACCCAGTTCAACAAAAAAGTGAGGTTTCAGAAGTTTTGAAGATGGAAACTCAAAAAATGATTGCGGAAATGAGACCAACCGCAGAACAGCGCATCCAAAATGCGGAGAAGTTTAAAATTCTTACTAGTAAGTACGACCATCTAAAAGCGAAAAAAGAAGAACTTGAAAAGTTTAAAATTTCTAGTGATGGAACAAAAGAGCGTATTTATTTTGAAAATTCGGAAGGCTACAAATTAGAAGTTTCTAATTCTAACATTGTTAATGACATGTTGAAATTGGCGGAAACTACTTTGACAAGCATTTTAGAAGCTACACAAAAAGAAGTACAAGAATTTATCATTTAACCATTAACAACAAAACCGCTCAATGGTAGAGATTGGGCGGTTTTTTCTAAATCAAAAGTTTATGACACTTACAGCGATTAAGAGCGACAAAAATAAGGTTTTTTTATTGTCGGAACAAGTAAAAGTATTACTTCATCAAAAAGGATTTTTAAAGGTTTTTAATTATAGTGATTACAACTATTTTAAAGCAAAGGCGCAAAATTCTTACAACAAAGCAATGGCAATTTGTGAAATGTTTATCCAGGAGAATAGCCAAGTTTGTGAAAGTGATTTTAACGATTACATTTTTTAGGCTATGAACAAATTTATTTCTATCAAAGAAATTGATATTTCTTATAGCTACGGAATTGCAAAAGCAGAGAGGGAGCAAATAACCTGCAGTAAAACCGCTTTTTATTCATTTGCGGATGAACAAATACTTTAATTTATGAGCAATTTATATACACAAATTTTTTCTTGCAAAACTAGAGACGAGAAAAAAGAACTTTTAAAATTTTTAAGCAGACAAGCAAAAGAACTGATTGAACTTGAAGCACTTGAGAAGAACGTCAACGCAGTTTTGATAGATATGTACAAGAACGATGAACACCGCAAATTCAAAACTTTTAGAAGTTGGCAAAAAAAAGGCTACAAAGTGAAGAAAGGCGAAAAAGGATTTTTTGTTTGGAGCAAGAAATTAAAAGGAACTGAAAAAGCCGAAAAGCCAGAAGATGACAAAGAGTTTAAATTTTTTGGAATTGCTTATATTTTTAGCAATGCGCAAGTTGAAAAAATGAATTAAGAAAAACGCCCAAAATAAGGGCGTTTTTTAAAAAAAATTCCGAAAAAACAGTCTTTCGTGACTGTTTTTTCGGGGTGAAGTTTTTATTTATTAACTTTTTTTTAAGATTATATTTTTCTTATTTTATTGATTACTAGATACTTATTTTCTATATGCGTATATCTGCTAGTTGTAGGCAATGCTAAGACGCTCCGATTAAGAAACGCCTTATAAGCCCTTAGATTAGTCCAGTATGCACCAATCATTTGAAAGCATATCGGTCTGAGATGCTAACCAACCGTTCACCACCTCACCAGTAGCACTCCACATACATAAGTAAGCGAGAAACTCAATGTCTCTGCCTTGCTCAACAAGGAATGTTTTTACTGTTTCAGGCAATGATTTCACTTTTGGGATAAAATCCTTATCCAATTTGTCCGCAGGTCTTTGGAAAATAAACATTCCTTTACCGTTCCATCCTTGTCGGCTCACTCTTTTGCCATTTTTCAGGGCTTCTAAGGCTTGCCCGTAATTTAAGTTTTCTACCATTTTTTAAGGTATTTAAAAGCACTGCCTACAACATTGTATAACCGCAAGTGGGGCAGTATTCCAGATTACAAGGTTATTGCTCCTAATTTAGTTTAGTGTCAATGTGAAGGTTCGGAGCTTTCAATCCCCCACCTGACGGTTATACTTTGCCGTTAGTAGCAAGGCAAAGACGCTCCGATTGAACGTCCGTGCCAAACTTTCAAATTAGAGTTCTTTGTTAATGATTACAATTTTACCACCAACAGCCGTTCCACTTTCTTTAAAAGCTCCCTTTTCAATGTCTATTACTTCCGCTTCAATTTCATCAAGCCAGTTTTTAAATTCAACTTCCTTTTTTTGGCTTCCATTTACCCAACTTTCAGAAGTAATGCAAACCAATCTACCACCACGAGAAAGGCTTTTATACATTTCTTTTAAGTGGTCAATATCTTGTTTTTTTGTAAATGGTGGGTTTGCAATTATTTTGCTGTAAGTTTTACCGTTGTGTTTCAAAAAGTCATCACCAATCAAATTAAATCGCAATCCGCTTTTATTTAAAATAATGGCATTTATATCCATCAATTCATAACAATCAGGCACAACATCACAAACTTTGTTTATTGCTTTTACAATAGCTCCTTGTCCTGCACTTGGCTCTAAAATAGTGTCGTGCTGTTTTAAGTCGGCTAAATAAACCAATTCGTCTGCAAGTTTTTCAGGAGTTGCAAAAAACTGAAATTCTTTTTTAAGGTTTCGTTTTTCACCGTTGGCAATTTCTTCCAACAAATCTGTTGGGTCGGTTGCAAAAACAAATCCAAACACCTTTCCGCCTTTCCATTTACCGCCAATTAACTCTAATGCTTTTGCTACATCTTGGTAAAGTTTTCTGTCCAGTTGCCCACTTGGTAATTTAACTACATTGCCTTCTACTGTACAATTCTGTAATATTTGTTCTTTTGTTGTCATAAATTATTTAGTTTTTAAAATTAAAATTCGATTAAAAATGCCAAGCTACTAACACCGTATATAAAACATAGCCAGATAGTTCAGTGCTTAATTGCAAGGTTCGTGCATGGCAACCCACCATATTGCCGACCGTTATAGGTAATTCTAAAACCCACACCTACGACAAGCAATCTCATAATAATTAGCTTCCTTTTCAATACCTATAAATCTTCGGTTCAGATTTTTGGCTGCTAAACAAGTTGTTCCAGAACCATTGTGTTGTCTAATACCATATCACCTTCGTTTGAATAAGTGGATATTAAATATTTCATAAGTTTTAAAGGCTTTTGAGTTGGGTGTTGTCCTGCTTTATTTTCATTTGCAAAATAAATATTTGTTCGTGGGTATCTTGTTCCTTCATTGTCAGTCCTACTTCCTTGTCCTATTAGCCATTCTCCTTTTAACTCCTTATGGTTTTTAGTATTATTTCTGCCTTTGTATTTTTCACCAATCATCATTTGTAGGTTGTAAATTGGTTGCTGGGTATAAAAAACCATAATATCCTCATCTGATTTCATTGGTCTTTTTTTACATAAAGCGTGTAATGTCGCTTTTGCTTTTTCCCACTTCCAATCATATTTATACATTTTCAGATTGCTTGTTCTTACTAATGATGAAAACGGCTCACTTCCAAACAAAACAACTGCACAATTATCAGTCATTATTCTATTATATTGTTTCCAAAGTTTATCCATTGGTATAATATTATCCCAATCAATACTTGTAGTTCCATAAGGCAAATCAGCCAAAATTAACTGAACTGATTTATCAGGAATAAGAGGCATAATATCAAAACAATCCGCATTAACCAAAGCACTACCGCTAACAAGTGTTTTGCAATAGTGGGGCGGAAGTGGTTTATTGAAAATTTGTAATTCTATCATATTTTTGTTTTAAATTGATACGTTCGTGCCTCTAATCGCAACCGAACGCATATACTTCCCGTTACCCAACAGTAGGCGCACTCAAATTCATTGGTCCTCGTTTTCGTGTGAATTTTACCCATTCAGGACGAAAAAAGAAATATTTTCCTGCATCCGAAAAATTGGTACTATACATTGGCAATTGATGCAATGGTAATTTTTCGGACGTTTTGTCTTTTTGAATGATGGTAGATCCTGTGCGTCTGTGTTTGCTGATGTGTGTTTTTGCCAATTCTAATGACGATTTAAAATGACGACAGCTAAACTTATCTATCAAAACTTTTGGCAACTCGTTTTTATAGCCTCCAAAGAACATTTTCATGTGATTGAATTCCTCTTCATGATAAATAGTGGCTTGATTTTTATTCATCAAATGAACTTTCCAGCCTTCTTCTTCTAAATATTTTTTGATTTCTGAAGCGTAATCTTTTTTGATAGCAGCATTTTGATTTCCTGAACGATCATACCAAACATTCACTTCCTTGTTTTTGTGATGTTTGAAAAAGTTGATGTACTTTTTTGCCAATTCTTTGACGTGTTCTGGAGCAAGTGTGAAAAATTCTTTCAGAATATAGACATAGTTTCCTTTTTCTTGCCCAACAATCATGCTGCACATGTTTCCAAAATCGAGCGAAATATCTAAATGCTTAAAATGGTCAATATATCTGAGCGCCAAAGATGATTCCTGGACTGCATCCCCAATATTGAATTTGTCATAATAACCTTCCAAAATTCCGTCATCATAAAAATGATGTTCGCCAAGCGTAACATAGAATTTTTCACCTTTTTTTAACGTAGGCTTTAGCGTGCAAATTGCGGATTTAAATTCTTCAATTCCGAGGGCATCTAATTGGTCTTTGAAATATCCTGTTGTTAAAATATCGGCATTCGCAAAAGTAGAAACTTGATAAAACAAGGTAGAATCTTTGCGAGCTTTTGTCCAGCGAATCAACCAACGCTCATAATTTTTTTGAACGTTTTTGATTTTTGTATAGTCTTTATCGCGAATTGCATTGTAGAGTTCTGATTTGATTTCATTCAGAACTATTGAAACATTCAAAATATCTTTGATTTGTTGAACATTCATGTCTTTTTCACGATCCATAATCCAATCAAAATCGCCATCAGCAATATTGGGAATATCAGTAGTGGCTGTAAATCCTCTGTAATAAACTGAATGTCCAAAGGCAGGATAACCACGCAAAGCAGGCGTTAATTTTTTGGCTTTTGTGAAATCTATATTTCGAGCTTCATCAATAAAATTGTGCTGATAGGAATTTCCTGCAGCAGATGTTGGCACATCCATTGAAACAAGTTTTAAAAAATTTCCAAAACGAGTAGAAATTGTATGTTTATACGCTTCTGGCTGTTTGTAGGGTAACAAAAAATGTGATGGAGGAGGAGCATCAGTCACGTAATCAATATTTTCTTTCCAGCCCAAACGTTTCCAACCTTCAATAAGTGATGGCACAATATTGTCAAGCGCATTGACATATCAGACAAAAAAGCAAAGTATGCTCCTGGCATTGCTTTGCATATTTTTTGAGAGCGTTTTGCTACGATTGATGATGTTTTTCCAACACCACGTGCACCAATGAAAAATAGATTTTTCGGCTCAATCATGTCTATCATCATATCTACCCAAGTAGTATAACGCACATCAACATTATTATCAGTCTTTACGTGCGTTCTCCTGCTCATTTGGGAAAATTATAATTTCGTCAATCATGGCTTCTCTTCGAAGCATGGCTTTTTCTTTTTCTGACAATTCTGGATAAGAATCGATTTGCTTGGCTAATTCTATTCTGTTGATAGGTTCTAAACCTGCTTTGATAGGATCTGTTGTGTAAATAACAAATTGTTCTTTGAGCCATTGTTCTGGTATAAATTCGATTTCTTCTTTGTCTAATTGGCGCAATTTTGCCACTTTCTCATACATGGCTGTGACCATGTTTGCATCTTTCACGTCTTTGACTGCGAGTTCTGCAATGGCTATTAAACGCTCCATTTTTGTGGCATAAACGTTTCTTTGAGCCTGTTTAGAAAGTGCTGCTGAGGAATAGTAATATTCCATCCCATCAAAATACACTTTTTCGGCCATATGCCTTGTGAGACCTTCTGCTTTTACGAGATGATTGATGACTGAGTTTTTTGTACCAAAATCTGCAACTCTTAAATCGAGCACACGCACTTTTTCCATGAGCTCAAAATACAAGGCAATACCTTCAGGAGTTTTTTCAATGTCTCCATGATCTACGAATTCGTAGATGTCATCAATGGTAATGCCTTTTATGAGTTCGTTTTTATTCATAAATACGCCAACTTATTTTTTCGTGATTTTTTACTTTTTTGATCAAGTAAAAAAGGCTTTTCAAACACAAATGTTTTTAATCCTAAAATTGGACAATAATAAAAGTGGATGTATTGCTTTTTATTCATCTTTCATAATTTTTGCATTTCGGAATTCATTAACAATAAAAAGTAAAATTGTAAAATAAACACTACAGACAAAATAGATTTGATTAGTGCTTACTTCAAAAAATCTTAAAATGAGCGCTAAAAAAACTATAATTGCCATGCAAACTCCGCATAGAATTATTGCATCGCAAATTCTTTGTAAAAGATTAGTTGTTTTTTGGATTTTTTTTATTGATTTCATAGTTAAGATTCATTTAAAATTCGATGTTTATGATTATCAAAAGCACGCTTTTCAGTGGCTTTTTTGCTTTCTTGAGTGGCTGTGATATTGCCTGTTTTGGCATTTTCGAGTAACTTATTATCGATTTCGAATTGCGCTTCTAAAATGCCTTTGTCATAATGAAACCGAACTAAGCTTTCTGGATTTTCGAATTCACGTCTTAGAAGTGATGGATTGATGCCTAAATACGTTGCAATATCTTTGATACTGTAGTTTGTGGCTGCCAAGTTTGCAATAGCTTGATATTGCTCTTCTGTGAGCGATAAATTGGCTTGTTTTGTTAGTTCGCTTGACATGAGCGTAAAAATTTTGATAAATATACAAAATATACCTATAAGTATATTAAAATATACACATAGGTATATTACCTCAATTTTGAATCGGTAAACAATGTTTTTCTAAAATCGTAAAGCGATTTGCTATTTGCAAAAACATACTGTTCGTAAAGCGCATTTGATGCCCAATTTCCTGAACCTTCAATCGTATAATTGTTTGCGGCTGTTTTGCAAATACACACTTTGGCATGTACCCAAGAATAGATGACTTTGAAATTGCCACGTGAACTAATCAGCGCGTTTAGATAATCAATTGTTTTGGGATTTCGTTTGATTAACGAATCTGAAATCATGAGCGTGATTTGCTCAATAATGCCTTCATCATGCAATTGAATTAATGCATCAATCACATTTCGAGAAATGCTGTAAGTGGATGCGTGCAGCTCTTGAATGCGTTCTAGTTTCCCTATTAAAGGAATAAAAGTAAAGGCATTGAAACTGGTATCTGATTGCAAGAAAAAAAACTCCTCAGCACTGGGCAAGCGTTTTAGCTCGTTGTCTAAATTTTTGATTTTCTCATAATGAGTGAGCAAATATTTAGAGATGTAGTGTTCTGAGGCGTTTTTTTCTGTTGGAATTGCAGTTGTTTTCTTGATTTCAAAGAATTTATTTTGCATCCGAAATTCCGAATTTTGCTCTAATCAGTTTTAATTCTGTTTCCCACAATTGTACTTTTTGCAAAAACTTAGTTTTGCTTTCAGTAGTTTTTGCTTCTGCTGCTTTTTTAGAATCACGTCGAATGTAATTGTCTAAATTAGAAATGCGTTTCATTCCCTTTTCTACAGTCATGGCATCAATAGTTGATTTCAATTTACGTTCTGCAAAAAGTGGATGTTTGCCAAGAATTTTTCCTGTTTCTTTGAAGTGAACCAACTCTTCACGGATTTCTTGATTGATTTTAAAATCGGCAACAGCAGACAACGCTAACGCTGTGATTTCTTCTTCAGTCATGGCAATTGGAGAGGCGTCTTTAGTAACATCTTCAATGTTTACTAATAATGAATTGTGCGCAGCTCTGTAAGCATGATAATGTGCCATTTTTTTACCAACCAAAATGTAAAATTCTTCTGGACAATTCTTGTCATCAAGAAAAGGAAATTCATCACGCAATTTGATGGCTTCTTTGACTTCGTCTGGAGCT